GAACTTCTGGATAGCATGAACGCCACCCATGTAGTCACGAATAACCGACTGGGTGTGCGCCTCATACGCCTGATCGACCAACTGGACATAGGCGGGATCAAGAGTACGCCCGTCGCGAGCGGCGGCGTCATGAATCCGCTCATAGATCGACTCGATCAACTTCCCATTGTTCGTCTCGCCCGGATGGCGGGCAGCCTCCTCAATAAAGGCACGCTCGTTCTGCTTCTTCACAGCCTCACGGACAGCACGAGCCTCGGCAGCCTTCTGGGCAGCAGCGCCACGAGACTGCTCATCAGAAATCTCCTGATCCATCAACCGCTTCTGGGCAAGGGTACCCTCACGAGGAGCCACAACAGGACCGTGCAGGACCGCCTTCGTCTTCCGCGAGACAGCACGAAGAATAGCCTGCTGTTGCCCCTGAAGTTCGGCCCACAGCGGGTTATTCGTCGCAACACGAGGAAGGGCCTTCGTGATAGAAGTCGGAAGAGCAGGACCCTGCCCCTTGGACTGGCGAACCTGTCGAGCAGCCTTGTCCTTCAGTTCTCGCTTGGTATCGGCAAGATCCTGCGCCAGAGCGCGCTTCTGGGCAGGCGTCATCACCACCGGCTTCGTCTTACCAGCCTTCACCTTGACCGGCTTCGCCTTGACCTTCTTGACAGGCTGATTAGGCTCTACCCAGTACCGCTCAGTCGAGTAGTAGCCCTCAGCACCCAAACCATGAGGATGCCAGACCTGACGCGTCTTCCACGGCATCGGTTACTTGCCGAACTGCTGGGACAACGCATTCTGGGCGGGAACCCCGGAGGCAGCCATGGAGTCCGTGAACGCACCCTGAGCCCCCGGAGCCTGATCCATCATCGCGCCACCACCAGCATCAGCGCCGGGGATCGTCTGCCCCTGTAGGGAGGTCATCGCCTTGACAGCACTATCCATCCGGTCGGGATGGAACCGGGGGTCCTCCAACTGGAGGCCAATCCGGTCAACCTCGGCCTCGACATCCTCGATACCCATCGACTCCAGATACGTGTACAGACTAATGGCCGGAAACGGCTGGGCCTGCAACTGCTGGAGAAGATTCTGGACATAAACCGGATCGTCAGTCCTGATAGCACTAGGCCACTTGATCCGATTCTTATACCACCCGGCAATATCTTTCCCAGTCATCGTCACGTCGTACAACTTCTGGGAACCAGAAGCAGTCTGGAAACGGCCACGGAAGGAGATCACATCCCCCTTCATGAACTCTTCCCAGAGCATCAGGATATACTCGTTCAGCGTCGAAAGACCCTCACCCCAGACGGACTCATGGGCCTCGTTACTCTGGAGGGTCGGGTTGAGACTCAGGTTGGTCTGGATGCCACTCTGGTTGGTAACGGTCTGCCCAAAGGACGCGCGAGGCTTCCCAGCGAGGTCGAACATGGTATCGAGAACAAGAGTGATCTGCTCATCGATAGCGGGAACGGTCCCCTGCCAGTTCAGGAGCGAGATATCGCCGTCGCGCCGCAGAGGGATAACCGCACCCTGCGCAGCAACGGCACGCCGGATCTCCTCCGGGGACTGCCCGGAGGCATGATCAAGGATGGTCGGGTTCGCGTAGCGAGCGATGATATCGGCCTTCTGGGAAACCAACTGGTCAAGATACTGGTTCAGTTCCACGAGTTGCGTCAGGAGACTCAGGGGCTCAGCAAGCCCACTCTGCGGGAAACAGGGGAACTCAATGAACGGGAGAGTCTTGAACGGGTACTGGAGATTCCGGTTCAGAACGGCCTCGCCCATGACCCGCGTGTGGCTCCCGTCGATGGTGAACACGTCGATGACAGTCGTCTGGTCCTTGGCAGTGGCCCGGAAGAGGTCATCAGTAATGGTCGGAGCATAATCCAGTTCGGAGTCAGATTTGATCGCATCTGCCAGATCAGGGTATTCCTTCTTCAGCCGCTCTGTATTCCTCCGAGAGACATAGACACAGCGCCAGATCTCGTCCCCATCGTACTCGGGGAAGAAGTGGTCGGGCGTGATGTTCTTGAAACGGACCAGTTTCTTCTTCGGGTCCCACCAGACGTAGATGATCCCGCGCCGCAGGACAAACGAGTCCCACGCGGTCTGGAAGAGAACCTGTGCCGCGTTGTTGGAGATCCACGTCCCGTAGAGGATTCCCTCCAGTTGCTCGGCGTGGCGACGGGCAATCTGGTCCGTCCCGGCAGCAAGCACCTGAAGCGCGGGTACGCGCCCAACAAGAGATTGGACAGACTTGTCCACAAAGGGCTTCAGGTAGTTCAGGGTCAGCGAGTACCGATTGGCGGGCTCGGGGTTCGTCGCAGCATCCCAATGCTCCCCATTGTACCGCTGACGTGAAACGTCATACTCAGCATTCCGTGCCTGCCACGTGGTGCGAAGGCTCCTGTAGATATCGAGGACTTCCTTCCGATCCATATCAGCCATCAATATCCTCCAAGGATCTCGCCCCGAACCCCGACAGGGATGCGGACAAGGTTCACTTCTTCCACTTTAGCACGTGCTGCGCTTGCTGTCTCCTGTTCCGGCGACCAATACATGCCGCCGATAGCAGGGGCTCCAACACCCTCCATCTCACGAGCGAGATCAACGACCAGTGCGAGAGCCATAACCGAGTCAGTAAACGGGATGTTCTTGTCATCGATGGCGTAGATTCCCATCTCGTCCATCAACTGCGAGATACACGGGAGCCGCAGCATACCCCAATCGCCCTCACCGGGCTCTTCAAGTACAGGATGCACTATTACGACACCGTTGTCATCTATAGTCTCAGAAAAGCCGGTAACCTGCCGTCCCTCGTCTAGAGCGGACTGGAGGCCGTTGATGATGTCCAGTTTGCTCGCACGGGTGGTCGTCTTGAACGCATCGACACGAATACCCCGTTTTGTCATCTCCTCTTCAATGACATCGCCTCCGGGGCCTGTCGCGTCGATCCGGGCGAACCGGCAGTGATATTCCTTCGTCACGCGGTCAATCGTCGCGTAGATCTCCTCCCACGCGACCTTGTTGAGCCTCGTGTAGTTCACCATGCGCCACGGACGCCGTGTCACGTCAAGAACGATCCCAACGGTGAAGTCCGTCTGCCGACCGAGGTCAAACGCGACAAAATAGCGGTGCCCCTCGATATACGGCTCATTCTGACTCAGCGACGGGTCAAACGCGTTATCCCGCTGGTCTCGGGTGAACGCGAGGCCCGAGAAGTCCACAAACTCGCCTTCCAGCACCTGCCTGCGGATTTTGGGATCTGCGGACATAAGCAACTGGTCGCGCATCCGAATATCCTCGGCAGGGAGGTACGGATTGTCGTAGATGCTCCCACGCTGCGAGTAATACCCCTTCGTGCCACGCTGGCCGCGCTCGTAGTAGAAGTAGAGATCGTTATACCCTTTGGGCGTGCCGATCAGGTCGATCTCGCCGCCACCGGCAAGCCGCATCACGATGACGTTGGTCATGAGGCTCTTCAGGTTGGGAATCCACCCGGCTTCATCAATCGAAAGGTAACGGTAAGCGTGCCCATCGATGTATTTACCGTCATCGTGCGCACTTCGGCAGTGGAAGACACTACCGTTAGCAAAGATGATGTGGGGAAACGGAGTGGAGCGCATTGCCTTGACCAGCACGCGAAGCGGGGAGTCTTTGAGGAGTTTCTTCGCCTCTTTGAAGACAATCGCCGCTTGGTCTGCCGACATCGCGACACTGATCGTCTCATATTCGGCCTCCTTCCATTCCTTCTTAGTTCTAACAGTGATTCCCTGCTTGAAGACGCACTTCCAGATGTGCTTCTCGGCAATGATGGTGGACTTCCCCCACCGGTTGCCCGGAACAAGGGTATTGATGCTCTGGGTAGACGAATGAAGCCACAACACCTGTCCGGGGTGTGGCTTCTTCGGAAGGAAGACGTTTGCGAACAGAACGGGGTCCTTGGCGCACCGTGCCCACAAGGCCCGTCCTTCAGGCGTCAATCAGGCTCCTCTTCCGGCTCGGGCATCTCGCGAACGGGCGTCTCTCCATCCAGCGCCGCAGGATTCTCCTCCCCGATGCCCGCCGAGGCCAGTGTGTCCAGCAACTCGTCAAACGGGTTGCCCTGCGTGAGCCGGAACCACATATCCATCGCCTTCATCGTGTCAGAGATGGTCGGCTTCCAGTTCTTCCGGTTGTCAAACCCCTTGGCGATGATCGCTTCAAGGATCTCGATATTGCTCGCCCTCGGAAGAGGAACGTCCACCGCCGAAACCGGCTTGTCGAGGATGATGTGCTTCCGGTGCCGCGAGAGGGACGCGGTATTGGTCCGAAAGTTCTCCTTGCCCGCCTCGGCCACGATGGTCCGAAACGGCACGCCCGCAACCAGACGCGCAGTGGCCTGATCGCTCCACATGGTTCCGGGGTGGAACGAACAGACCTCTGGGCACTCCAGATGGTAGATGGGCGGTTCAACCATGGATCAGATCACCGGGTACCCAGCGGTCTGCCAATCGGCATACTCCTTCGCCAGCCACCCCGGCTTCAGGTCATTCAGGCTCTTCTCGTGGTACGCCTGCCTCGGGGCATCAGACGCGTCCACCGCCTTCTTCCGTTCCCTCATGGCAACCTGCACCACCGGCAGCACTCCCTTGATCATCTCAATCCTCCGCTCCGGGGATAGGCCGACCCGCCTCTTTCGCGCAATCGGCACACCGGGGTCGCCCATTGGGGTCGATACCAAAGAGCCCGGTCTTCCTCTCGTGGCACGTCCAGCACTGCATCGGCTTGTTGTCCATGTCGGTCGTGGTCCGACTTCCCACGCGTTCAACCTTCAGAGCCATCTCTACTCCACGATGATCCGCGCCGAGGTCACCCGACGCTTGAAATGAAAGGGATGATGGACAAGTTCATGCGCCATGAACAGATCCGCAGCATATCTCGTCATCGGACCAACCCTGCTGGGCGGACCATCCTCGTGCTGCATCAGCACGTAGACCCCTTTCTCAACTCTACGTCTCCAGAACCTCATGCGCAAACTCCACAGAATCGTCCGGTCACCTTCTTGGTCACAGCATCGACCTCCACCGACATCTCGTCTTCAGGGTACCACGCGCCGCAGTTATCGCACAACACGCGCCGCACATGACGCACAGGCGGCTTCGGCACCTTCTCCATCCTGTCGCTCTTGCTCCTGCTCACCTTCGCTCCTCGCGGACTAGGACCGTGACTCCGTAGATCCTCAGACTACCATCTCTCTGGTGAACATCAAGACCACTCATCAACCGATAATCGCTCATCAGGTCGTATCGCTCGTGAGGAGTCACAAAGAAGGCAACATCCGAAAGAGGAATCCTGCCCCCCTCCATCTGGCGGGAGAACTGGCGAATCCGCCAGAGAACGTCTGCGGCCACACGCTCCCGATCACGCTGGGCGTCAGTCACAGGCTCAGTCGCACGGACCCACTCCTCATGGCGAGTCATCCGCGTCGGGCGCAACCACTCATCGGCACGCATCCGATCCTGCACGCTCAGCAGATCGCCAAAGGAAAGAGGGGTAGAGTTTACCGGCCTCGTGTTGATCCCGTGGAGGTTCATGCCTCCGCTACCCACTCGCCACGGGCCGCAGGGCACTCCAGAAGGGGCGACACCAGCCGCTGGGACCGGTTCCCAGCCGCAACCAGCGCCATTTCAGCCTCCGTGGCCTTGTAGAGATCCTCGCG